ATTTTCAGTAGAGTTTGTGAGTCATTTGGATTTGGTGCTAGGGGTGCTGATGCTGGTAAAGTTATGGGGATGTATGCATATGGCAAACCAGATGTGTATAAAAACCCATGGTATATTAAAAGTAAAACTGGTCACTGGATTACTGATAACACAGTAATGTATGATGATATGTTACCATTCTTTGATGGCGAGAGAGACTTCCAGAAGCAAGCAAACATTGCTTATAAACTTCAGGAAGAGACGAAAAAATATACCATGTCAAAACTGCATGACATTATTGATAAGTATAATCCTAAGAACATTGTGCTCAGTGGAGGATACTTCATGAACTGTGTAAATAACTACGCTTACCTCAAAGCATTCCCAGAAATTAATTTCTTTGTGGATCCGATTGCTTTTGATAGTGGAACTGCTATTGGTGCTGCTAAGAAAGTGTGGTATAATATAACAGGTGATACCACTGTAAGAAAATTCAACAACCTTTATTTTGGACCCGATAATGCCTACCTACCCTGTAATAAATAAATCTACTGGGGAGACACAAACTCTCCACATGACCATGAAAGAATATTGTTCTTGGAAGGATGAGAATCCTGAGTGGGACAAAGATTGGTCACAAGGTTGTGCTGGTGTCGGAGAAGTCGGAGACTGGCGTAACAAAATGAACAAGACGCACCCTGGATGGAGTGAACACATGAAAAAGATGGCAAAGATGCCTGGATCGCAGGTGGAGTGGTAAACTATGCCTAGAGCAAGAAAGAAAACACAACCTGACATCAACGGTATGTCTGCGAAACAGATGCGTAGAAAGAAACCAATTAATTCTGACTACCTTCTGAACATTGAACCACTGACAGACAATCAGCGAATCATGTTTGAGAAGTATGGTGAAGGCAAGAACATCTATGCCTCTGGTTGTGCTGGAACAGGTAAGACTTTCGTTGCTCTTTATCTGGCACTCAAAGATGTGCTAGATGAATACACACCATACGATAAAGTTTACATCGTTCGTTCACTGGTTGCTACGAGAGAGATTGGATTTCTTCCTGGCACACATGAAGATAAAGCATCTCTGTATCAGATACCATACAAGAACATGGTTCAAAACATGTTCGAGATGCCTGATGATTCAGCATTTGAAATGCTGTATGAGAATCTCAAGCAGCAAGAAACTGTATCATTCTGGTCTACATCTTTTCTTCGTGGCACCACACTAGACAACTCTATTGTTCTTATCGATGAGTGTCAGAACCTGAACTTCCATGAACTTGATAGTATCATGACACGTTGTGGTCAAGACACTAAGATCATGTTCTGTGGTGACTCTAACCAGTCCGACCTACAGAAGATCAATGAGAAGACAGGTATCCTGGACTTCCAAAAGATCATTACAAGTATGGAAGAAGACTTCTCCATGATTGAATATGGTATTGAAGACATTGTTCGTTCAGGTCTTGTCAAGAACTATCTAATTGCTAAACTAAACTTAGGATTGTAATGCACATCTTTGATCATGTTGGGATGAATCCCATTGAAATGACAACTGAATCAATCGATGGGAAGAGATACTATGTCACCCCTAGTGGTGGCAAGTATCCATCTATCACCACTGTGATCAGTAACAACTCCAAGAAGCAGGCAGGTCTTGCTCGTTGGCGTAATAGAGTGGGTAAAGAGAAAGCACAAGCAGTATCTAATCGTGCTGCAGGTAGAGGCACTCGTTATCATAAACTGGTGGAAGACTACATCAACAATGAGTTGGACACTAAGAAGTATAAAGATATGCCTCTGCCATGGGTGATGTTCCACTCAAGCAAGCATATTTTAGACAAGATAAATAAAGTATACCTACAAGAAGCAGCGTTATATTCTGACTACCTAAAGGTTGCTGGTCGTGTAGACTGCATCGCAGAATATGATGGTAAACTTTCTATCATCGATTTCAAAACGTCTGCTGAACAAAAGAAAGAAGCTTGGTTGTATGACTATTACGTTCAAGAGACAGCATATGCTTGCTGTCTACAAGAACTATATGGTATTACTGTTGAGCAATTAGTAACTATTGTCGCTTGTGAGAATAGTGATGTCCAAGTTTCTATTGTGGAACCTAAGAAGGAATACTTTCTACGCTTGCAGGAATACATCCAAGAATACCAAGATAAACATGGCAGATAATCTGGAGGATAAATTTATGACCGCTGCGAGATTTTCGCAGGACGTTGAGAAACTAGTATTGAATAATTCTGACATGAACTATATTGATGCAGTGATCCACTACTGTGAGCTTAATGAGATTGAGATTGAATCGGTGTCAAAACTAGTAAGCAAACCACTTAAGGAAAAACTTAAGTATGATGCACAGAAGTTAAACTTCATGAAGAAAACAAGTCGAGCTAAGTTACTGTTGCTATGAGCGATTTTTTCAAGAACGAAATGGTTCGAGGAGATATTCAAGAGATGTCAGACTTGCAGCAGTATTGTATGCGAGCAATGATGTCTTTCCCTGTTCTCTCACCAGAGAAACAGTATGAATACTTTGAAGTCTTGTCAACTCTTATTGACAAGCAAAAGATTTTCTACACTAGACTGTCTCTGTCTGATGATCCAGAAGCAAGAGACATGTTAAAGTCTATGAAGGATGGTGCTGTCCTTCTGGGTGCTGAACCAGGAGATAATATCCTAGAGATGTTCAACGATCTCCTGGAGAAGGTAGAGAAGATGAAGCAAGAAGCACAGCGTCGTATGGACGCTTAGCAAAGTGGCACAAGGGGTTGCCACCAAACCCAATCCCTGCTATAATAATCATGTTGGGCAGCAAGAGTGCTGACCGAGGACGGTTTTTTTATTATTGTTTCCGTCCTCTGTATTAAATATCGCTCAATTAATTACTCTGCGTAAGTCCCAACACAAACCATATCTAACAAATCCAAAATGTCATTTTCAGATCTAAAGCGCAAGTCGCAAGCAAACTTTGACTTCCTGCAGAAGGAACTCACCAAGTCCAGCACCGAAGGCGGTGCAGATGAACGCTTGTGGAAACCAGAACTTGATGCTTCAGGTAACGGTTATGCAGTGCTCCGTTTCTTGCCTGCACCTGATGGAGAAGCACTCCCTTGGGCAAAACTATACTCCCACGCCTTCCAAGGTCCTGGTGGGTGGTTGATTGATAATTGTCTCACTACCAACGGTGACAAGTGTCCCGTCTGTGCTCACAACAATGGTTTGTGGAACAGTGGTGTTGAGTCTGATAAAGAGATTGCTCGTAAGCAGAAGCGCAAACTCTCTTACTACAGCAACGTCTATGTTGTAAAGGATCCTAAGCACCCTGAGAAAGAAGGCAAAGTCTTCCTCTATAAGTATGGCAAGAAGATCCACGACAAGATCCTTGCTGCTATGCAACCTGAGTTTCAAGACGAGACACCAGTTAACGTCTTTGATTTCTGGGAAGGTGCTAACTTCAAGTTGAAGATCAAGACTGTTGCTGGTTACTGGAACTACGACTCTGCTGAGTTTGATTCTCCTTCTGCACTGAGTGCTGATGATGATGAGATGGAATCACTTTGGCAGCAAGCATACTCGCTTGAAGCATTCACTAATGCTTCCGAGTTCAAGTCTTATGATGCTCTTGAAGATCGCTTGAACAATGTTCTTGGTCTTCGCAAGACAGCATCTGCTCCTAGTTTTGAAAGCGAAGAGTATGAACCTGCTCCTGTCTCTTCTAGCACTGCTGACTTCAACGCACCAGACATCACTTCATCCCCAGTGGTAGAAGATGATGATGCACTGTCCTACTTCGCCAAACTTGCCGCAGAAGATTGATTAAGTTCATCTGGAAAGGTCTGAATCATCCAGTCACTTATCTAAACTTTTCGTTGGTTGGGTTTCTGTTGGTGATTCAGATTGTTCATACTAAAGCACACCTTACTTTAGAGGCAGACGTTCATGGTCATGTGCATCGAGCACTTAAAAACAAACCAGAACTAGCACGATCTACGTGCTACAAATTAGACTTTTAAATTACACGAATGGGGGAAATTTTTTCCCCCATTTTTTTGTCTAAAAAAGTCGATCAGACTCCAGTCTTCTTCAGTCTAGTGGAGATGAAGTCAGTTGAATCTTTATACTTGTTTGCTTGTCTGAACTGGTCGATGAACCCATCGAGATAGGTAGGTTTGAGGATGAAGATTTCTCTAGATTTCTCTTGCTGTTCTTCTTCCCATTCAAATACTGTCACTGGTTTGCATAGAACATTACCTTGCACAGATGTGGTGAGTCCTGTCCCAGAGTCACGGAACTTCTTAGACCCATCGAAGAATGCTTTGTCTACAATTAGTCCTGCTTCCTGTTGGACTAGATCAGCAGAGTCTTTATATTCATAGGTCTCGTAGTGTTTGATGGTTGCATATGGATTTGCATACTTACCTTCAAGATACTTTCTGAAGGTGTATGAATCTAGTGGCCAATCAAACAATGGGTTGACGATGTTATTAGTCAATAAGATAATCCAATCGTAGTTAGGACTATCATAGAATTGATTAGCAATCTGCCATGGTTGTTCAAAGTCTCCGATCTGATACTGTCTAAAGAAGACAGCATACTGTTGGAACTCTTCTGATAGTTTGAACCTACGAAAAAAGTTTTTTGCTACAACGAAATCAGATTCTGAGAAAGGATAACTGATAGGTTTAGTATCATATTTAATGTCAGGTAGATAATTGAAGTATGGCATCAGTAAGAAGCTCCTCCGTATGAGATCTCGTTGCTGTATACAAGTTTGCTTTCAAGGAAGCTAAGAGTTAGACCTGTTGCTACAGGAGAACCATCTCTGTATGTAGAATATTGACCGTCAGGTGTATATGTAATGTTAACATTTTTAATGGCACATGGTTTGAATTGAGTCAAGTATGGATGTGGTGACTTACCTTTCATGAACTCAACGATACACAGGTTAGGAACACCAATGTAATTTCTATTGTCATTCTTCTCTGCAGTATTATTACCGCCTTTGAATAAGTTATTAACACTGTTGCCAGGTGCCGCTCCAAAATGAGGTAGAGATGCACGTTTAAATGTAGTGCAGATGTCACGAATTACAACTGCTTCTTTCTCAGAACGAGGTGCCATCTTGAAACTCAAACCAAAATTTCTTAACTCAAACCCAGAGAATAATAGTTCAGCATTAGGGTTAAGAATTACACCACCGATGCCACCAAGAACATCGTTGGCATCAACTGAACCACCAATCTTACCAGGCAAAGCATTCATTGCACCAGCAATACCACCAGCAACCAGTGATTGTCCTCTAGTCATTGCATTGCCCATGTTCTGCAACGTGCTACCAAATCCAGAGAACCCTTTTGTATTCAGAAGGGTTCCTGCTTGACGCAACATGTCTGAACCAGTATTAGTGAAACCTTTGCCACCCCAGTTAGCACCATATGATGCGCCAATATCCTCTGGCATATACATCATAATACTTGGTAGTTCTGCATCTACAAAATCACCAATGCTATTGTTGTAGATGTTCAGTGCCTCAGGAGAATCAATATTTCTTGTAAGTTTACCATCTTTGTCTAAGAAATCACTACCGTTCATGCTTGCGAATGGTGGATTATATTTAACAAACTTGAACTTTACATAGTCAGTGTGATCTTCATAAACTTTCTCGGTTGGATATGATAATCTATTGCTAGTGGGTGGAGCTCCACGGTTACCTTTGAAAGAATATTTTACAGTTTTCGCTTCTGCCTTATCTGCAGCTGCATCAGAAGTCTGTGCAGCTGCTGCCCTTGAGCGTGCCGCAGCGTTTTCTTTTGCCTTTACATCTCCTCTGCCCATTACGTCACCATCTCCTTATCTGATTGTTTACCATAACCTTTGATTACTCTGCTACCTTTGATCCTATCATAGTAAGTCTCATTAGTTTCTTCCCAGACAAGTTCCTTATCATAAGGGAACTGAGTAGAACCAATATTTCTTACAAAGTCTTCAGTTGGTAATAGTATAGCGGTGTCCCATTCATCGGCAGCAAGATCTAGGAGGAGACCATCAACATGATTCTGTAGATATTTATGAAAACATACCTTAGGAATATCAATCCTACCTTTCATAAGTTTTTGCACTATCTGGATCCTCTTCTTTGGATTCATGTAGTGTAGGTTTGCTCCAAAGAATTCTGTTGGTGATGCCTTGACGACATACACTAGAGGATTCTTGTCATAGTAAGGAAGATACTTCATCTTCGCTGTGTATTCAAACATAAACAAGTGTCCTTCCTTTGTGAAACGACGAAGGGTATTCTCATCTTGGTTAGTTTGTCGTTCATCTCGTATGAACTTACTTAAATCAGTTTTGTAACTTGATGCTGCTTGCTTTACTGCAGATCTATACCATGCGAGAGATTTCTTCTCTCCTCCTGCTGCATTAGATACTTTTTCAAACAGTGTGTTGGTTCTGGTATAAGTCTTGGTGCGTTGAACAGACTTAAATCCTTGTGCCATTTTAGACTCCTAAGTGTTCTTCGGTGAGGATTAAAAATTTCATCTGCCTGTCCTCACAGAAGTCCTCAGCTGCAGACCACTTAGCGCGGTTCTTAGCGTAAGTTAGAACTTCTCTTTTCCAAGAGGCAGTCTTACGTTTTGGTTTATCATTCGGTGCTTGTGTTTGCTTCTTGGGTTTAACTTCGATCAGATATTTACTGACCATGCCTGACTTAGATACAACTTTAATATAGAAGTCAGGGTAGTAGCGGTGGACTCGTCCGTCTGTTGGACAACGATAAGGAATGATTACTTCCTCGCTACCCCACTCAACTATGGAGGTATTCATGTCACAGAAATACATAAACTTACGTTCCCACAGACTTCTATAAATGATACGGGTAGGGTTACCCTTATACTTCTGTGGATGCTTGGGTTTATATATCCCTGAGTATGCCATAAATATAAATATACCACCACGATTATTTAGCGTGTCAATTAAGAACTTCATGCAAACGATTATCGCTCATGGCGGTATATCGTATAGCAATAATTATGATGTGGAGTGGGTCTTTCCTACCAATACTGGTAATAACTCATTGGTTTCTAAACTTAATGAGTTTAATTTTGGATTGTCCTTATCAGGAACCCTAGGTTTTGGT